ACTCTTTCTGCCACTTGATTTCGCCGTTTGCGGTGGTCGATGAAACGGCTGTTGTTGAAGCGCTTGCGCTTTGAACGACTCCACCAATAATCGAAACGCTTGACGTAGATGTAGCGGTGGCAGAAGCGTTTGCGACAATGACGGAGGCCGCACTTGTCGTAGACGACGCAGTAGCTTGCGCGGAGCCTTCAGCCACGCGCTGAGCGCTTGCTGAAGCCGTAGACGAGCCACTGATTGTCGCGGAAGCACTGAAGACAACGACTGCACCAGCGCTTGTCGAGCTGCTTGCAGACGCAGTAGCAGCGCCTTGATGGATGCGTTGCCCAGCGCTGGTAGCCACAGAGCTAGCACTGATAAGGACTTGGCCGTTCTTAACGACTGTTGCAGACGCTGTGAAAGCGCTGACAGCGGTTGTAGACGCCTCACAGTCTTGATAAGACCAGACACCATATCTGCCTTGATTCCATGAGCCATTGCCATATCCCTGACTCATTAGTTAAGCGTGATGTCTAGGTCGCCAGCGGGTATACGAAACACATCGCCTGTGGCGATGGTTTTGTTAGCGCTGAGAGCTGCGTAGGCCAACATATTTCCGCCCGATAAGCTGTCGAGCACTGCCACAGCCACGACAGTTCCATAGCCTGCGGTCGCAGTTGGATATTCAATAGCTGACGTATTCGATGCTGTGTTGCCACTGGTGGTGAACGCTGAACTTTGTCTGGCATAGCTGCCGCCACTGACTTCAGTGCCTGCGCTGCTGTCCGTTGGCGCAACCGTGTACAGAGCTACATACACTGTTCCAGGCGTCGTAAACGCCGTATTCGAGAACGTATGAGCAAGCAATTTTGTTTCTAGGTAATCAGTGAAAGCCATAACTTATCCAAAAGAAGGGACGCGCATTTGCGTCGATGTTTGTCCACTGGTTCTCTCATTCGAGATGTTCATGTCTTCAATCATTCGCTGATAAAGCGAAGCGATAACCGGCAGTCTTTCGTCATCACGAAGGTACGGCGTTGCCTGAAGCAAAGAACCATAGAGGTAGATGTCTGGAGAAAGGGACAACAACCAGTTCGACGTATTGCTGTCAGACAACGCCGGGATCTTTCCGTAGTAAACGATCTCTGCTTGGTAGGTCGTGTCGGGACTTGGATACACCTGTATCTCCGTCCCGACATGAGTAAAGCTAGTGGGGCGAGAGACGGCGCTAGACGCCGCTCTCTTCTTATTCATCTCTTCATTCGTTACGAAGTCGAGCGGCTGAACAGGATTGGTCAGCAGGATAAGCTGAACAGTCTGAATCCAGTCAGGCGGGGTCGCAGAATATCTGGCATCAATGTCAGCCCTAGACCGCACAATCATGCTTCGATGCCTGATTGAGCGGTTGTACTGAGCCTCAGACAACGTGATGAAGTCTGGGATCACAGCGGTTAAATCATCACGATTCAACCAATCTGCGATAGACGACTGCAACTCACTGTATGTCGTGATCGCCATTTAGACCTTCCCACCTCGCGTCCTAAACGCTCGGTTCTCTGGATCGTTAAGCCATTTTTTGAACGCCTTTTGGTCGTTCAAAATGCCTTTTTGTCGTAACTCGTGAAGCAACGTGAGCGGGATCGACGCAACTTTAGTTCCAAACCCATCACCCCATGGCTGGTGCCTATCAACCTCATTAAATCGACGCTTGTTCGATTCAACGATGTCAGTCACATCAACCTGAGTCTGAATGACAATAGAGTCATCAGACTCACGACCAGAAGACGACTCTTCGTAACCGAAGGTCGTCTTCGTCTTGGTCAATGGGTCGTATTCAAGAACCTTTTTGAATTCAGCCATGCCGATCCCAACCCGTTACGACGTGGTTAGATCCGCGATGATGCCGAGACCCTTTTCTTGATCGACTCGTAACGAGCCTTCAAAAATCACCATCTCTTTGTGTGCATCACCTGTCTTGGCTAGTTCAACATTTTGAATGTTTCGTAGAACAGCCAATGACAATAGGTCTGGATCTAACACATACGCATCACGCTCTCGCTGAAAGCGATTTGGAACAATAGAAACACTACCAAAGTCACTGATGTACACATCAGCAGCACCAATAATGGTAGTAGGACTATCACCGGGCGCCATGTAGCGCTGACCAGCAATACCAGCAAATGCACTTACAGCCGTTTTGTTGAATGGGCCAACCATCACCATGGATGGATCACCACCTTCAGTCCAAACGCCTTGCAGAACCGTCTTCAACATTGCTTCCGTAAAAGCACGCTGGTTGCTAGAGCTAGCATCAGTACGAGCTGCGTTTACAACACCGCCAGAGGTGGTGGGGTCAGCGCCGCCGGTTCCTTTGCTGGTGTTGGTCTTAATGTAAGCAGAGAGCGAAGCGCCCTTACGAGCTGTGCCGGTTGCACCAGCCGCTGCCGCTTGATTGACACCGCAGATGTTGAATTCGATGTCTCGCTTCAACTCATTACCAGCTTTTACAAGCTGATATGCGCGTGTGTTAGCCCCACCAGCGCTATCAATAACTTCTAAGTTATCCGCGATGATGAAGTCTTTACGCATGATTTGCGTGTAGTTACCAAGCCTTACTGTTGGCGTTATGGCAGTAAATGATGCCAGGTCGTCGCCATCGATTTGTGCATTCGCTGAAGCGGCTGCAAGCTCATCACTCTGCCACTCGTAGAATGTGTTAGATACGCTATCACTACCAATGTTAGATACTAGCGGGGTTGTTTGTGGTGATATGTTGTACACCACATCTGCAAGCTCCTCACGGATGCCTACAGCGCTATAGCGCGTAAATGTGTTTGTAACAATTGCCATTGTTATTTACCTCAAAGTTCCAAAAGTTTTGCTAAATCGACTGCGTCTTGCAGGCGACCACTCTTTTGCAGCCTTTGAGATTGAGCTTGTGCCGCTTTTGCTTTGGGCCTTGCTTTTCCACGACGCTGGCTTACGCCAGCTCGTACCGTCTTTTGCTTAGCAGGACGTTCTTTACTACGACTCATACCAAGCGCGTATCGCCTAGCCATCTCAGCTAGCTCAACGTGCTTTGCCATCACCATAGAATTAACATCTGCTTCGTCCAGACCGTAATCAATCAGCCAGTTCCGAAGCGTCTGAGCGCCTTCTTTGAAGCCTTTGTCGTCGTCCCACTCAGGAATCAACTTACGGACTTCAGCAGTTTGCTCAGTCACGATTTCGCGCATGGCGCGATCTTGCTCAACCTGTAATTCGCGGGATAGCCGCTCTTGCTCATCAGAGATCTTCTGTAATTGATCTCGACGAGACTGCTGGGCTTTGTCCCATTCATATTTTTGGCGAGTAGCCTGTATGGGGTTCTCATCAAACAGAGCATCCCAGTCAGGCTCAAGAACCGTGTCTTCTGACAGCAAACGATTTTGTAACTTCGATAGCATGTCAGCGTAAACAGAACGTTCTTGTAAGACTGCATCTCGCTGTTCCTCAAACTCTTTTCGCTCTTGCGACAGGGCTTGGGACTTTTTCGTATACGATGATTGGCGGCTGTAACCGTTGACTAATTCGTCCAACCCAACTTCGATTTCTTCACCGTCAACCTTGACCGTGAACCTCTCACCTGTGTCTTCTTCGTAAGCCTCTGCTTCATCACCTTCAATCACATCGGCATCGTCGAATGTCTCTTCTTGTTCGACTTCAGCCTCGCCCTCAAACATTGAGGACTGGGTTTCTTCTGGTTCTTTCTCGGCGTTTTGGTTTTCACCAGCGCTCTCAACCCGTTGCAGCAACATCGTTGCTGCGTCTTGAACATTTAGACCCCCTTCTGGGATTGTCATTTGTTCTTCTGCCATGTCTTTACGACCTCTTAGTTAGTAACTGCACGTTGTCCGCTGTGGCGCGCAATCTCGTGAAGAATCTCTGCATAGCCTTCAACTCAAACCAAAGGTCTTCACGACTCTTGGTGTCTTTGCTATGCGCCCACTCCTCAAACATCTCGGTTTCCAGCAATTGGATGACCTCATCCGTTGCTGGATCTCTCAAAAACTCAACGATGCGTCCGCTATTGCTGTCCACCAGCCATCACTCGCATCAGTTCTCTGTCTTGGTCTTGCACTGCCTTTATCTGGGCAAGATCAATCTGTGTTCCGTACTTCGCTTCTAGCTCTGCAACCTTCAGCAGAATCTCGCTCTCTTCCTTGTCTCTGAGGCGATCATCGGTGCGCATCATTTCTTCACGACGCAGATCAAGCTCAGCAGATTTCTTCTGAATGTCAGCGCGTATCTGTTCCATCTGGACTTCAGCCAACATCGCGTTTGGATCAGGCATAGGCGGCTCTTGTGGTTGTGGGGGCACCGTGGATGGATCAGTGAAGAAGCGGTTTGGATCTTTGAAACCAGCTAACTCAAGCATCTGCGTAAGCGTCTGGTAGTAGTTCTGAATCCCGGTCAGCGGGTTCTGAGGGCCAAGGGTTTGCAGTATCTGCTCTTGCTTAGCAGCAACCTGTTGCAACATGCCCATCCGCTCTGCGTCGCTTGAGCGACCCAGAGCTACGTTTGTCACCACATCCATATTCGCGTTCCAAACGCTCGGGTCGATGGGGACGAAGTTGTTTCTCAGCCTCACCATGCGTGGCTTGTCTTGATACTTGATGATGAGCTGGTAGACGCCCATGAACAGATCCTTCATCCCTGTCTCCGCAAAGAAACGGGCAATCATCTCTGTCCTTTGCTGACTGGCATTGATCGTCTGGGCTACCGCCAGATTCGTAGACGACTGCAAAGCACCGGGATCTAAACCATCAGAAGCACGACTTTGGCCAGTGCGCTGCTCTCTAATCAGATCCATATATTCCAGCATCGGGAAGGCTTGCTGCCCAACAAACGGGATATTGAACGGCGTCACAGCACCAGGGTTACGCATACGAATGACGCCACCAACCTCGGTGTTCAATATGTCATCAATGTTTGCTTGGCCCTCAACGAAAGCGACCCTTGGATGGGTCGCCAGCGCTAGCGAGTCAAGACTGGCTCTAAGCACCATCGACTTGATCTTCTGGATGTCAGAAGTGACATCGGCAATGCTAAGACCAAAAAAGGTATGCGGCTCTTTCTCACAGTGAAAAGCCACAAACGGCACATGATCCGTAGGATCATTGCGTAAAATCTCATACGACTCACCAATAGTGCAGATACGACGCAGTTCTGCGCGGTTATCACCATCCACATCCATCCTGACATACGACTCAATATACAAAGCCCGTCGCATCGTTGGATCGTTTGACACATCGTAATCACTGAGCGTAGGGTTCCTGACGTTGGCTTCAGGATTAAACTGAAAGTCATCGTCATAGGTGGCATAGCCTTCGACCTCTTCATAGTCGTAGCCCATTTCCACCAGTTCGCTCAACGTCGCGTAACGACGGTGAGCGACTAAATCTGCATCCTCTAGTGTCCTAGCATTACGAGCGATTAAGAACTCTTCAGGCGGCACGCTCTCAATCCGTACCTTGCCGTTACGCATCACCCTCGTATAAGAACCCGCAAAGCCCAAGGTAAACGTACTGCCATCGTCCTGAACCTCTGTAAGCTGCTCAATACGATTGATCTCAACCTCTGGATCAGCCTCTAAAACAGCCAACTCCTGCTCTGAGTAGCCAGAGAAGTCGTAACTCTCAACCTTCTCAGACTCATCCCAGTAGAACTTCACGAAGCCTACCTTCTTCATCAACGAGTCTTTGAAAGCGTCGTAAAGGACTGAAAAACCGTTGTTATCACGCTGTACGACGTAGTTAACGTAGTCGGTTGCTTGTTGAGCAACCTCTACGTCTTCAGCGTTTTGAGGGGCAAATTCAACGGTGTGTTCACCGCCAAAAAAGATACGCATGAGAGAAGGCAGGATGCCTTGGATGGTGTCACGAACATCGGTCGAGATGACCTGAGAACGACCTTCTTCCTCGTTCCCAAACTCATCACCTAAATAAAACTT